CCGGAGACTTGGAGAGCTTGCAGAGAGGGAGCGAGCGCAAGCCTCAGAGTTTGCCCGTGCTGGCGACCAAGCCGCCGCAGAAAGAGCTAGGATTCAAGCGTCCCAGTACGAGGACGCCGCTAGGGTGCAGGCAAATCAGGCTCAAGAAGATAGGGCGGCGGCAACATTCGGAATAACTGCCGCAGAAGCCTCTGGCGCACAGGCCGCACAGTTAGCCAAGTTACAGGAGATGGCTCGCGCTGGTGACATGCAGGCGATTGAGGCTCTTGCATCTGTGGGCAAGCAGATGGATTTGCGAGAGCAGGCCGCACAAGACCTAGCTTATGAAGATTTCTTGAGGCAACAAGGCTATGGACGCGACCAGCTAGGCTTCTTGAGTGGCATACTGCGTGGTATGCCATCACAGATGGGACTGACGGAGCAACGCTTGTTGCAGGTAAACCCACTACAGCAAGCTCTAGGTGCTGGTATAGGTGGGGTAAGTTTGTATAAGGCTTTGCAGGGGCAGTAAATGAACATAATTGAGGTACAAGAAGCCCTAAAAGATTTCTCTCAAGACCAGCTTATTAGGGAAATGCAAATGCCGAGCGGTCAGGCTCCGCAATTCTTGGTGCTGTCAGAGCTAAATCGCAGACAGCGAATGAAACAGACCTTCGAGGCTCAACAGGCGCAAGGCCAGCCCACAGTTGCAGAGAAGCTCGTAGCCGCCGCAGGCGCACCGCAGGGTGGTATTGGTGCAATGGCACAAGCTATGGCTCCGCAAACAGACATGGCTATGAATACAGGCATTGCCCAAATGCAAGAGCCGATGAGCGGTGAGGTTATGGGTATGCAGAGTGGCGGACTCACTGGCGGTATGCCGATGTTTTATGTTGGCAACACACAACTGGGTACACGAGGCTCAGGGTTTTCAACTCAAGATATTATAGACATGGCCGCTAAACGGGGCCAGACACCGCAGGAGTATGAAGCCGAACTATTGGCAAGAAACATTCCGATTACACCAAGGTCAGGCGGAATGACATTTACCCAAGCCTTAAATGCTTATAATCAAAGAAGTGCTGGCGCAAGCCAGACAGCACAGCCTGCCTCATTTCAACCAAGTGGTGGCGGTGGCCTTTTCGGTATGTCAGCACAGGCCGCAACGACACCACCTGTGGGAGCAACAACACCACAGACGCAAGTTAGAGGTGCAACAAGAAGGGCGCAGAGCAGAAACACGCCGCTTCCAGCGCCAGTTGCATCCTCATCGTTGCCGCCAATAAATCCCAATCTTAACCCTAGGCAACAGCGATTATTGCAACGCTCTCGCACGGCTAGCTCAAATATAGCGCAGGGTCAGGCATCATCCGCCCCAGCACCAATGGGCGCTAGCATTAGACAGCAGTCAAGACTGCCGCCCGCCCAGCGCCCAACCTCTCCAAAACCCCCGATGCCTTTTGAGGAGGCAGAGGAAAGAGAAAAACAAATACCTAAGACGCCAAGACTTGCGGCGGCACCAGACGAGTCGGGAACAATCCAAGACCGCATCATGGATTTGATGGAGCAACGTCAAAAAAGCGCAGACATGGACAAGTATCTTGCACTGGCACAGGCAGGCTTTACCCTCATGCAACCCACCGAAGGCGGCTTTGGTGAGGCGCTAGGTAAGGCTGGCGTGGCTGGCATACAGGCGTATCAAGATGCGTCTGATAGATACCAGACAGGGCTATCAGATGTTCTTGATACAGAGATAGCTTTGCAGAAAGCGGCGGCGGCGACAGACACCGACATTGAAGACCTAGGTGAGCTTACTAAGCTACTTACAGAAATTCGGAAGGGGCAAGAGCTTGGAACAGATTATGGCCTTGATGTTAAAACCATTGTAACTGCAATTCAGGATAGAATAACCGCGTTATCCGGCGGCAGTTCACCAACCGTAAATCTTGGAAGTTTAGCGTCTTAGTGATGATATGGGTCAGATACTTCGATTAGGTAAAAGTGGACAGGTATATCAAGCGCAGATTGCTGGTAATACACCCACGGCGCAAGAGCTAGAAAAATTCAAGAACCTTGTCGCCCAACGGGGCGATATTCTGCAAATATCAGAACAAGAGATAGAAGAGGTAACCAACCCGCCGGGAACCGCTTTTGGCAGGGGCTTGAGCATGGGCGTAGACCAAACGCAAATGATGTTTGGCAGGGCGCTCCAGTCTGTCGGAGAAAACATAGGCTTCAAGGGTCTTGAAGAATATGGTGAAGAGGTTGTCGCCCACAACGAGGCAGAGCTACAGGACGTAGCGCAATACGCCACACGCCTTGAAGATGTTTCGGGCATTAGCTCTGGCCTCACTTATGTTGGAGAAACGCTAGGACAAGGCATTGCAACCTTGGTGCCTACTGCTGTTGGCGCGGGAGCGGCGGCTGTTGCGGCTCCTGCGTTGGGGCTGGCTGGCACTGGCGCAACTATTCTTAGTGCAAGCGCAGGCGCGGCCCTAAACTATCCTGTTTTATTTGGTGAAAATCTACTTGAGCAAGACCAAAGTGTGGCGGAAGGAATACTGCCTCACGTTGATGATGGGGCGGCGGCGCTGTTTGCACTGCCCGCAACATTCTTGGACACCCTTGGTGACAGGATAGTTCTTGGCTTGGGCGGCAAGATAGCCAAACCCCTTCTGACTAAAAAGGCCTTTGTTGGGGCAAAAAACATATCAGGCGTTGCTGGCGAGAGCATCAAGAAAGAGATTGCAAAAAGGGCGGGGGCAGGTGCATTTAAAGGTGCGATAGCTGAAATGCCAACCGAAATAGGGCAAACAATTCTTACCCGCATTCAGGCTGGCAAACCTATTGATAGTGAAGAAGCGTACAAAGAATATCTTGAGGTGGGCGTTGCCGCTGGTATTGTTGGCGGCACGGTGCGCGGAACGATTGACTCCGTTAAACGTGACAAGGAAGACACGGTAGCGCAGACACAGCTAAAGCAAGACCAAAAAGAAGACAAGGTTCCGACTGCGGCCAAGATAGCACAGCAAGAGGAATATGACCTACAATCAAACAGGGCCACAAACCTTGAGGAAATTGATGACCCACAGATTGGTGTTATTGAACAGCAGTCCATACCTTTTAATGATGAAAACATACCACCTGAAAGCAGGGCTTCAGTTATTTCTGGCATTAAGGAGGAAGTTGCAACCAACTTTTCTCCTGTAAAAATCGCGCATTTAAAAAAGAATGAGCAGAAAAAAGTTCGGGATACGCGAAAAGAACGTGGTGACCCGGAACCCGGTAGAGATATCGAGCTACCAGAAGTACAAGAGATTCTGGGAAAGACAGCCGCAAACCGCATTGCAAGGCAACAAAAGCCCCTAACATTCAGGGGAACCCTAGACGGCGCACCAGAGACATACTTTGAAAAACCTGATGGATTTAGATGGTCGCAGTATGAAAAGGCTGTACGCCTATCTATTGCACAAACCAGAAATAACGAAGGCGAGGTTGTAGAAAACGCCAACGTAAGTGTTCAGGACATTATGAAGGTCAGCAAAGTTAATCGTGCTGGCGCTGTTGCCATCAGAAAGAGAATGGTCGCAGACGGGGTAATAGAAGAATATAAAAGAAACAAATACGCCGCGACTGCCGATGCAGAAACAAAAGCTCGGCCACTACGAGAGCTTGAGCAAAGGGTTTCTGAGTTACAAACCTCTGTTGAGGCGGCAGAAAGGCAAATAGCAAAAGAAGAAAACAAGATTGCAAAGTTTGAGCAGAGCCAGCCAGAGAAATACAAGAAAGCCATATCTGAAATAGAGGATGCCCGCTCGCGTGTAGCGGAAGGTCAGTCTGAATTAGATAGATTGGCAAAAATACTCAAGGCTCAAAGAGCAAGGCGCAAAACGGCTAGGTCGAAGCAGGGGCCACAGCTAAATACCGATGCCCAAAATGCCGCGAGAACTAAGCGTGATGAAGCAATCAGGGTAACAACAAAGTTTGAGAACGCGCGGCAAGAGGTAGAGACTGCTGTTAAGAAAAGAATAAAAGAAATAGGCATAGACCAAGACCTTGAGGCGGTGGAGGTTGTGGCAAAACTAGATGGGCCAAAAGGCTTTTTGGCACAAGGCTCATATAACCCAAGCGAAAAAATTATTACACTAGCAACGGCAATGCATGGCTTAGACGCAGACCCTCAAGAGTTTGAGGCCACCGTCATGGGCGTGGCAAACCATGAACTACTGCATGCGCTATTTGACATAGGTTTGTTTACACAACAGGAGTGGGCGACACTTACAAAAGCCGCCAAGACCAGAAAGTTTGTAAAAGTAAACAGCGATGGCTCAACAGAGTTACGCGAATACACGTTCTATGACCGCGCCGCAGATATGTATAGAGGCAGAGATGAGGCGACAATAGTAGAAGAGGCTATTGCAGAGATGTTCCGCATGTATGCGGGCGGTCAGCTAAAGGTTGTGGGTACAACCAAAACATTGTTCGACAGAATAATTGATTTTTTCAAAGCTGTTATGAGCGGGTTCAGGGACACGGGCTTTGCAAGTCCCGACGATATATTTGCCAGCATCGAAAGCGGTGAAATAGCAAGCGCAGAAAATAGAGCAAGAATAAGAGAGTTGGGTGCCGCCCTGCCAGTCACAGAAGCTGTGAAAGAAAGCGCAATGGAAGCCGCGCGCGAGATAGTCACTGGGGAATCCCCAGAGGAAGACGCAGGCATTGTACAGGCGACAGAAGAGGGCGCTGTTGACACAGAAATAAATATAGAAACGGCAGAAGACTTTTTAGAGGCCATGCCAGCACGACAAATTCCACAAGATGGTGGAGAAATTAAATACAGTGTCGTGCGTAGTGAGTTTGAACTAATACCTAACAGCGTAGGCACACCTATATTTGGTCAGTTTGTAGATAGGGATGGGGTCGCCAAGGTGATTGCCCTTACAAACGGCAGGCATATTATCAACGGAGAAGAAAGTGGCACGAACCACGGCCTTGCTCATATAGAGGGCGGAGGCAAAGATGCGGCTTATGTAAAAGGCAGTAGTTATCCCAGCGCAAAGGACGCAATGGATGCAATGATGCGCCAGCTAGACCAGCAAGGGGGTGTTCCAATCCGCATCCCCGTCTTGCAACGCGGAAATGAGCGCACGATAAATGAAATCAAATTAAAGAAAATAAACGGTGTAATACAGGTTACGCAAAAGGTTAGGGCCAGAAGCCCAGTCTATCCAACTGAATCCTTTACCACTGAGTTGTACTGGTTCGGCAACAACGGCCTCAATAAGAACTTGGTCATGCGTACAATAATGCGCCGAGCATTTATAAACGAAGTCGAAGATATAGTTAATGCCACTCCTAAACTTGTGGTATCAGACCCAGAAATACTGGCGAGCAAAGTTAACTTTATCACCACAACTATGCCTATGGCCTACAACCAAGCTCGAAACAATCTTGGCCGCGCCATCGGCACACAAGATATGATAACCGAGGCTATAGAAACGGGCAAAGTCGAAAACAAATTCAAGCCGGGAGATAAATACAGCCTGCTCCCCACACATCCAACAGTTACGGCAAGCCCAGAAGCCACAACACAAGTGGACAATGCAAAGGGCGTGTATCTGTATGGCAAAAACGCGGAGTTTATGTCGAAGGTGCTAGGCGTTCCGATTAAAGCCATAGCCTCAACAGGTCTGTTCGGAGACATTGACGCCAAAGAAGTTACAGATAACTTAATAACTAAATTACAAGACGCCTTTTTGCCTGTTGGACAGTTTATAGATGAGATACGCAAGGCTGGCTTTGAAGTTCCAGAGATGTTTGACACCTATCTCATGGAAGAACAGTACCACAACAAGACAGGGTACATGCTTGGCAGAGCGCGGGACATATTGTTTACCCCCATACTGGAAAGGATTAAATCCCTGCCTGTAAATCCCGCGTTGCAAGCATCTCTTGAAGCGATACAGGGCAAAGATGGCAAGGGATTTTATGCAAGTCTAATTCAAATAGGCAGGAAACCAGAGCTTGCGCTAGCAGAAGCATACTTGTTTGCCATGCATGCAAAAGAAAGAAACGCATACATACGTCAGATAGATGAACGGAACGATAGCGGTTCGGGCATGACAGACGCAGAGGCTGACGCGATACTCAATATAGTTGGCGCAGATGAAAACGCCCGCGCCCAGCTAGAGCAAATATCAAAAGACGTTCAGGATGTTGTAGAAGCTACAAGAAAGATGAACATTGAAACTGGTCTTGAGCCAGACAGAAAACAAGAGCTTACATATGAAGGCACGCAAACACGGGTGCCTTACCCGCAGTATCAAAATTATGTACCGCTCAAGGGCTTTTTGGAAATTGACCCAGACAAGACTGAGGCAGAGGTTGCAGAAATAAGAAGAAAGACTGCCAATAAGTACGGGGCGAAAGGTAAAGAATACATAGCGGCCTTGGGCCGTGGTAGCTACCCAGATAATCTTATTGCTTCTTTATTTAATCAGCACGAAAGAGCAATAGACCGTGGACAGCGCAACTTGGTAGGTCAGACATTTCTTAAAATGATAGACAAGACTGAGGCAGTTAGCACCACAAAGACAGTCGAAGACTTTGGGTCAGTATCAGAAGTTACCAAAACCCGTGAAGAATTAGCACAAGAAATACAGGGCAACGCCAGAATAAGTGAGGCCGAAAGGCAAGACTTGTTGTCCAGAATAGACAACATCTTGGATGAGGGTGAGTCAGTTTCCGTAGAGAGGGGCGAGGATTACAGAAGTGTTGTAGAGGGTGTTGCTAATGTTGAGCAGAAGGTAAAGACCCGAAGAGTTCTAAGCAAGAATGGCTACGTTAAAACAGTAAGTAGCATTGATAAAAACGACCCCAGCATAATGACTGTCAAGGTCAATGGCGAAGAAGTGCAAATAAATGTGCTTGACCCTCGCATTGCCAAAGCACTCAAAGGCGCGACTGGCTTGGGGCCAGATAATTCAATGTTCCTTGTAAAGGCAATGACTTCTGTTAACAGGTATCTGTCCAGTATTAATACAAGTTATAACCCTGAGTTCTTTGTAACTAACTTCTTGCGAGATATTTCAACTGGCCTAACAAACATAAATGCTACTGAGATAGCAGGCATAACCAAGGCAGTTCTTAAAGAGTTGCCTTCAACCGTGATAAAATTACGCGGCATCATAAGAGCGGGAGAAACAAACGAGCTATCTCAGGTGTATCAAGAGTTCCTAGAAGATGGCGGGCAGAGTGCGCTCAACATGATTGACAGCCTAGAACAAAAGCTAGGCAACATGGACGAGATATTGGGTACGGCTGATGACCCAAAGCTGGTCAGTCAATTCAAGAAAGGTGTTAACAGATTAACAGATACTCCGCTTGCCAAGCTGGTTGAAAATTACAACAATGTTATAGAAAACGCCATCCGCGTTGCGACCTACAAGACATTGCGGGAGAAGGGCTTTACGCGGGCGAGGGCTGGTCAGGCCGCACGAAATGTTACAGTTAACTTTTCCAAGGGCGGTGACCAAAAAGTTCTTATGAACTCTTTGTATCTTTTCTATAACGCATCTATCCAAGGTAGTTTTGCGCTAATGTCTGCCGCTGTTAGAAGCAAAAAAGTTCGGGCTATATGGATGGGCGCTGTCGTCGCCGGGTTCTTGCAAGACCAACTCTTGGCGCTTATGTCTGAAGATGATGAAGACGGCCAGAAAATGGTAGACAAAATACCAGACCATGTACTCGAACATAACTTTGTTATTAAACTTAACGGTCTGGGGGGCAGAGAGTATTTAAGTATACCGATGCCATACGGCCTCAACTTTGCTGTAAACATGGGGCGCAGTCTTTCAAGAAGAGGTCGTGGCGGATACACAAATGGTCAGTTCACCAACTCCTTCTTTGGCACATTTGTTGACGCAGTCAATCCGATTGGCGGCACTGAAAGCCTAGGAAACTTTTTATCTCCCACTGTTACCGACCCATTCGTTGACCTTTATGAAAACAAAGACTTCGCAAACAAGCCTGTTTACAAAGAAGGCTCCCCATTTGGAATACAAAAACCAGACAGTCAGCTTTATTGGTCAACAACATCTCCAGTATTTAAGAACACTGCCGATTTCCTGAACACTGCAACGGGCGGCTCACCAGCCAAGTCGGGTCTTATTGATTGGTCACCTGACGTAATGGAATACTGGTATGGGTTCTTAACGGGTGGCGTTGGGCGATTTGTTGAACGGTCTGGGCGCTTTGCGTTTAATACCGTAGATGACCCTGCCTCGCTGTTTAGTGAAGAGGGGCTAAGACAAATCCCCTTCACTCGTAAACTCATAGGCTCAATTAGCACCAGAGAAGATACGACCAGATTTATTGAGGGGCGTGACCAGATACTACAGATAGAGGCAGATTTAAAAGATGCCATCACCCGCAAGGATAAAAACAGAATAGAATATATACGCTCTCAATATCAAAAAGAGCTAAAACTTCTTGGTCGTATGAAAGCTACCAACAATGCGAGAAACAGATTGATAAGAAAGAAAGCACAGATAGCCAAGAACCCCCGCATCCCTGATGTCACCAAACGAAAGATGCTCGACAAGATAGACGAGCAACTGCAACGTGCAACACAGCGCGGCAACATGGTTGTGTCAGAATTGTATAGGTAATTAGCTGGCTTTCTTTAATGAGTAATCTTTAATTACTTCACCAAACTTTGCGTTACCTCGTTGATGTGGCTTAATCCACACAGTCCGACCGTCTTTGTATGTACGCATGTGACCAATGACCCAGTGGAGTTTGCGACAGGCGTCCTCGCTTGGTGTTGTTGGGCGTAGTGCAATACCGTTGGGCTTGGGCAGTTCTATCTCTATTGTCTTCAGGTCGATAGTCGGATTGATTAGATTGTTCGCCCTGTTCTTGCGTGTCGGTTTGCCAATAGGTTTAACTTCACGCCATGCAAAGTTTAACTCACTGAACAGCCACGCCAACATACGAATATCATCTTCATACATATCCGTGGAGGCCGTTACTGTCGGCTCAAGAATGTCTGCATCTCCAAGCAAAAACCCATAGTCATCAAGATTATATGCCATGCCTATTTGTGAGATAATTCTTTTGCCAAGGTTCTGGCGTATGTGCGTTGGGGCAAATTCTTTTATTTCTTTTGCCCAAGTTTCTCCAAAACACTTAAATGATTTTGGCCCTTGGTCAGGTATCTTTGCCATGTGCTTTTTACTTGTAAAGACATAGCAAGTTTTTGGAATAAAGTATGAAAGATTTTCAACCGCGTGACGCGTGGGCTTCATATATTTTTGAACGACAATCGTGTCGTCTGGTACTTGATAAACGCTAGACGGCCTGACAAGGCAGTCAGGGTAGGTCGAGCCTACCTCGTGGCCTCTTACGGTTCCCCCGCGTTGGATGTGCCAGCCCACCCATTCTGGGGCAAAGTGTGTCTCATCGTTTCTCCAGCGCTGAAACAAGCGAGAGTTACGCTCTCCCTCAATCCACATATTGTCAAAGGGTGGGATGGCGTTGTTGATTACGTCAAAAATTTTCTCCCATTGTGCGGTTGCGCTATCGAACAAAACCCTTTCAACCAAGTCATCGTCAACCTTAAACCTGTGCGCCCGCTTGAGAAACAAGGCGAGATGCTTCATCACTCTTTGGTTCTCTTTGCTTTTATAGTTTGCATACAGGTGCTTGGGGTGGGTTGTAAGTGCGGAGATAAAATTATCAATCAGCATTTCGCCCTTGAGTTCCGGTAGCTTGTCAAAGTTCCTGAGATGAGGGAAAGCATACTTGCCATTGCGGAGTTGTTTCTTTGCTGTTGGGTCGCCTGCTTCTGCTCTTTCTGCAAGCACATGTAAGCCATGTTTGCGGTATATCGGGCGAGTTTTATTTTTCCCATCGCGGCCTTCGTGGTCAGTGGTGGCAAAAGGATTGTCTTTTTTATCCTTGAAAAACTCTTTTGTTTTACGCTCCATACCTAAACCTCTATCTCTTCCACACTTCTAAACATTGTCTTCGGTATAACTGCACACGGCTCCACTTCCATAAACGCATCGTCTTGCTTTTGACCGCCGACTATGTATGGAAACTGCTGGGTCAAATCAATCCATGTTACTTCGTCAGGCCACTGCATGAACATGATGACTGGTTTGCCTGTTAGCATTTGTAATATCACTGCGTTCTTTGTCACATCCAAGGGAATGTATGCAGAAAACAAATCTCCGCATTGTCTGACCTCAACAAAGCTAACTATTTCGCCTTGCTTTACGGCGACATAATCAACGCAATACTTCTCAGACATGTTGTGTAAAGTTACACCAAACTTTTCTTCGATAGACCTGATTACTTCACTCGTCTTGTCTTGACCCATTCGACCAACTCCCCTCTATCAAAACGATAGTTCCGGCGACCTCGCGCACTGACTGTAATTGCCAAAGAAAAAGGTTTTGGAAAGCTCTCATCCTCTTGCATCAGATTGTAAATAGTTTTTCTGGTCACCCCTAGAATTTGTGTTGCTTCCAACAGCGTTATAAATTCGTTCTGTTCTTTCTCAGGGATTACTTTTTCTTCTTCAGCCATGCTTGAAACTCCTCTCTTAGGTTAACAAACCTAACTCTTGCGTCTGCATTGTCATCAAACTCACTGCGGGATTGCACGCCTAATTTAGTTCGCAATATGGTCGTTGCAGAGTCTTCCGACTCGGCCCCAAGGAAAACCTGAAAGTCCGTATCACGACATAGCGCGCCTGCGCTTGCCTTTAGCTTCCTGATTTCCTCAAGTTCTGGCGCGTGTTTCGGTGTCTCGTCATCCGCCAATGCAACTAGCGCCACACCATAACGCTGTCCGACAAAGTCAGTGTGTAACTTCGGTGGACATTCTTGTGGGTGAACAGCAAGGCGCAGTATTATTCCTTCCCTGTTCTGCGTCATCCCAATCTTAACTGCCTCAAAGGACAGTGCGGCTTCTCTATATTCGCTCATAATTCCTCACAAATCTGGTACAAATCTACGCACATACTGGTTACAAACATCCCGTACATTGCGGTTTACATCTTCCATTGTCCTGACTTTGCCGCCGTGCGTGTACCACATATAAGTCACGGGCAGTTCGCCAACATTTATAACTTCATCAGGACTTGTGTCGTGTTCGGCTACAAACAAAAGAACATTCTTGCCAGCCTCAAACAGTGCCTCGCCTATATGCTGAAGCAATAGACGCTGTCCCGTTGGAACCTCAACGCCAGCTAATTTTAATTCACCAAAAACAAAAACTCTGCCGCCTATCTCATAGGCCAAATCAATGTCGCTTGGGGTGTACTTGCCTATAAAAAGTTCCCTAAAACTTTTTAGTTGCCCCATGCGCTTCTTGTACTTAATGACCTCTTCACTCATTGAATTGTTCCCAACTGTCCTTCGCCCACTCTATTGGGTCTACCCCCTGCAACGCCCACCACTGTGTCTCCTTGCCGTGTCCGTGTAGTTCCATGTGGTGTTTGTGGCAAAGGGGTACGCACCAGTTATCTCCTACTTTCTTAGCCATAGCTTTTGGTTCAGCAAAGGTAACGTGATGCGCCTCTCCCCCCGCCCCGCAGACCAAGCAAGGTTGCCCTCGCAAGGTCTTTAGGTAGCGTTCACTTCGTATTCTAGAAGGGGGCTTTGAAAGGTTTTTCTTCAAAGACATTTGCTTTGATACTTACAAAAGTATTGCCTGACTTGCGGGCAGTTTGTCTCCAACCGACCAGCCTACACTTGGCTCTGTCTGCAGTCGGGTCACTTTGTATTTGCTTATACAAATCCTCAACCACCTCACGCGGTAACTCAAAATCCCCCTGATAGTGGGGCGACTTCTCGCTCTTGCGTTTCTCTTCATCAACTGTAAACAGTGCGCCACTAGGCGGGTAACGATTATCACTCATCTGTATCTCCTTTAGTTACCTGTTTAATTCTTACTCGTTGTCGCTTGCCAAGTTCACAAAACTCATCCCATCGGTCAGAATTTTGAAGCACCTTGATAGGCTCGTTGTTCATTTCTAGAAAGGCGTCAAGGTGTTTATCTGTGTCGCAAGTAGGGATAAACGTCTTGAAAGCCTCAAGCACCAAGTCCTCAAGTCGTGCTTCTCCTTCTGCAACAACCCCTGTCTCAACGCCATCGGGGTTTATAACAATGGCTTCTGCTTCCTTGACTGGCTCTACCTTCTCTGTCGGCGTAGCCTTTGGTGGCGGAGATTTCTGCACCTCTTCCTTGCGGCTTACAGCTTCCATCTCATTGGCTGATGCGTACTCACCGCCAGCTAAACCAATGCTTGCTAACGCCCTACCGATTGCACCAGTCTCCGCGTTTTCTAGGGCTGATGTTTTGTTTACATTGGTTGACCCGCGCAGTTCTTCTGCATGACCTGAACCAATAACCCTGATGTGGTAGGTGTCCCCAAACTTTACGCGTTCTGTGATGATGGCTTTCATTCTGACAAATGTGTCATCGCAATATTCGATGAATGTTTCGATGCCTAAGTCTAGGTGAAAGTGTTTGCGGAAAATTTCTACGCGGTCTTTGACCATCGTATATTTTTTGCCGCCGCGCATATCAACGCCATGCGTCCTGTTGATTTCATTCAGTTCAACAACCGCCCTGCCTAGTTTGCTGTGTTCGTCCCACGCTGAAGCTTTGTTGGATGTAACTTTTTTAGTAGCCATGTTTGTTAGCCTTTTTCTTCCATTGGGGTTCTAACTTCCAAATGCGCCACCCGTTTGGGCATTTTCGACAAGCCACGCCAAAGCCTGCCTCTCGCAATCGGATGGCGGCGTTGACCCTCTCAGGCTCCGTCCTAACTTCAATCATGTCACCTATGTCCATTTGTCCTAACATGCCATTCAGTTCGATATACTTAGACTTGCGCCCCTGCCTTGGCGGGACTGGCATGTTCTTGACAACCGTATACTTGGCTGAGTTTTCTTTTCCGTCTTCCATCTTACGCTCCCATGCGCTTGCATATGTCTGCGACATTGCAATAATTTCCCTCGCACCTCGTCCGTGCGCCCGTTCTAGTTTCAATGCTCAGTCCAGAGGGGTTGGGCTGGTCTGAGATATAGTGTTGTGCTTTTTCAAATGAGTTCAGCACGCGCAATGCTCGTTTCTGTTTGGCCTTTTTGACAGCAAAGGTGTCGGGCTTCTCCCACATTTCTTCTGTGCTACACAGCGGCAACTCTTGGTTCGTGTCCCATGCTTGCTGTGCATCTTGATGCAGTGTCATGCGCTCGTTTAAATACATAACGCGCTGGTCGTAAGCCCAGATAGGCACATCTACCATCGCTACTGGTGCTTGTGGATATGAGGGGTCAGTCTCTGCTTTCTTGCGTTGCCAGTCTCTGAGTATCGCGCATATCTGTAGCTTGTTTACCTTGCTGGGGCATTGGCTCTCAATCAGGTGTGCGTAGCAGTTTAACTGCCGCTCCCAGTCTTCCTTGCCCAGCATGACCGACCATGCGCTGGTAACTTTGTAGTCAATGATATCTACTTTGGGGCCAGCCTGAACGTAATGATATTGATAGTCTACCGCACCCGACAAAACCCAGCCGCGTATAACCATATCCAATCGCTCTTCCTTAATAACCCCATCAGTTTGATTTGATGTTTCCAAAATGTGGTGGACTGCCGTGCCGAACAAGGGCCAGACGCGGTCAACCGCATCCATTTCTATCTCGTCTTTGCCGATGGTATTAAGCAAGCGAACACGGGGGCTGTCGATAAGCTGTGTAACGCTTATATCCGCAGACCCCTTCGAGTATTTATCGTTACGGATAAAATCTAGAAAAGGCTCCGGCAGATTGTGTCTGTTGGTTAACTTCATTCACCCATCTCGTCTATCACTGGGTCGTCCATAATCTTCTTACGGTACGCTTCAACGCTAACCTCTTTGTCTAAATCAATAACGTGTACTGTGCCTTCGATGTTTACAAAGCGCACGGTGTCCTGCAAAGCAGACGGTGTCTTTTCTCTTTTATCCATTGCTTTTTCTATCCATCTCTTTACGAAAATATCTTTCGCCCTCTAGCTTGTCGGGCTGAACACCTAAGACCTTATTGCCGAAGGTCAGCATGTGAGCAACAAGCGCCCAGTCTTCGTTGTCTTTCGCGTCGTCTAGTATTGTCCCCCATATATCTTCGCCAAGTTTTTTGTTGCCCTCTTGGGCTTCGCTTTCTGCCAGCGTAATCATTGCGTGGCGCACACTGCTGGTGTTTGCCCTCATGCACCAGTCAGACACATTGTTCTTCCATTGTTTCATAGCTTGCTCCTTGATGACCCAGAACATATAATAATGTATAACAATGTGTCAATAGGTGTAACAATGGATAAAAAGTTTCATATAACTTTCACGATTTATGGGGAGCCTGCGAGCAAAGCAAACTCTAGAAGGCTGGTCACAATAAAAGGCAGGCCAGCGTTCATCAAATCAGATAAAGCTATTAAGTATCTAAAATTATTTGGTGAACAGTGTCCCAATTTAGATGAGGAGATAGAGGCAGATGTCCGTGTGGATATGATTATCTATTACGCGAGCCGCCGACCAGACCTAGACGAAAGCGTTATCTTGGACGCGATGCAGGGGAAGGTGTACAAAAATGACAGGCAAGTCAAAGAAAAGCATATATGGTGGGGGCTGGACAGAGAGAACCCCCGAACAGTTATCAGAGTGCAGGCTGTGGAGAGCAGTGATTGCCCAGTCTATCTACGACCTGAATAAACCAGACGTAAGAAAAAGAACAGAGGTCATTGACTGGATGGACAGCGAAGACTTTGAGTTGGTTTGTTCCCTCGCACAGCTTGAGCCGACCAGCGTCAGAAAAAAAATGGAAGAGTACAGAAATAACTTGACTGCCCCCCAGTAGTATTATTATTAGTTATAATTATATTTATTAGAATAAATAATAATTATTAATAAAACTAATTATTAGCACATAGAATTATTAGAATAAGTTACCCATAACTTTTCTTTTTTTGACCCTCGCCCCAAATCGAAATACACTGGTCGTGTTGAGCATGGGAGCGTTTAACATGACAGATAATTCAAGCGAACAAGAGCCAGTTATGCAAGCCGTTAAGGGTCTGCGGGTTGGTCAACACAGAATAGTATGCCCACATTGCAGTGGTCAGCGAAAGAAAAACAAAGACAGGTCAATGTCAGTCGAGATACTCGACAACGATGTACGTTACAAGTGTTGGCATTGTGGGGTGGACGGTGCGTTCACAGTCGAGAAGCACCTAAAGCCATCGCCATTTGAGCCAGCCAAATCCAAATCACCTGAGTTGCTATTAAAACCATTGGACGATGCGGCAGTTGAGTGGCTTGAATTGAGGAAGATTGGCAGAGAGACAGCAGAAAAGTTTGGAGTTCAGGCCATACGACATTTCCTACCGGGGGCCGGGGCTACGCAGGACTGTCTAGCTTTCCCTAACTTTTCTGACAAATTCCCCACCGCCTATAAGATACGCAGTATTGAAAGTAAAAACTTTGCTTGCGTGGGCAGTCCCAAAAACTTTTTTGGTATGCACAAGTTTGAAGGCGACACGCTCGTTATCTGTGAAGGCGAAATGGATTGCCTTGCATTCGCTGAAGCAGGTATTGCAAGTGTCTCCATACCCAATGGGGCAGTGAACAAGGTAGTCGATGGCAAGGTTGACCCGACTGATGATAAAAAGTTTCAGTATCTGTGGGACAACAAGGAAGTAATCGAGGGGCTAGACCGCATTGTAATTGCCTGTGATGCAGACCCAGCGGGTGAAGCGACTGCCGAAGAGTTGTCTAGGCGACTGGGAAAAGACAAGGTCTTTGTCGTTAGCTACCCAGAAGACTGTAAGGATGCAAACGATGTCCTGTGTGAACACGGGATTGACGGGGTCGTCGGACTGGTTGAAGGCGCAAAGCCGCTCCCAATCTCTGGTCTGTATGACCCCGACCATTTTTTCCAGCACGTTGATGAGATATACGCTCACGGGCTGGGGCAGGGTGAAACGACTGGCTACAAAAATGTGGACGAGTTGTACACTATCCGCGAGGGACAGCTAACGGTTGTCACTGGCATACCCTCATCGGGTAAGTCGGAGTTCATCGACCAGCTTATGGTTAACCTAGCTGAGAGCAGGGACTGGAAGTTTGCGATATGCTCGTTTGAGAACGAGCCGAGCCTTCACATAAGCAAGCTAGCAAGTAAGTACCTACGCAAGCCTTTCTTTGACGGGGTAACGCCACGCATGACGCACGATGAATTGGATGATGCCAAAAAATTTATATCTAACAATTTCTGTTTTGTGTATCAGGCTGATGGTTCGTTATGCACTATCGACCACATCATCTCGCGCATCAAAGCGGCGGTGTTGCGTTATGGTATTCGGGGCGCAGTGATTGACCCTTATAATTACATCGAACGTGACCGCTCCATGTCTGAGACTGACTGGGTTAGCGAGATGCTGACCAAGTTGCGCGTGTTTGCACAAGCACATGACGTACACATCTGGTTCGTGGCACACCCAGCAAAGATGAAGCGACTGGCTGATGGAACCATACCAGTGCCGACAGGCCATGATATTTCTGGTTCGGCGGCGTTCTATGCAAAGGCCGATGTCGGGTTGACTGTTCACCGAAATGACCCTGAAAGCGATATATCAAGTGTGATAGTTTGGAAGTGCAGGTTTAGCTGGGTCGGCAGACAGGGTCGGACTGACTTACGTTATGATAAAACTACGTCCACCTACTCTGAGAAAACATACGACCCTTTCTTGTCGCAATCGTCCGACCGAAGTTACAACACAAATTATCCGTTCTAAAAAGTTATATGTAACAAAAAAAACCCCCCGCTAAATTAATAGCAGGGGGTTGGTTCGGGTGACGTATGGTGCATGAAACAAACGCTGGCACACCACACATCTCGACGCGCCCCGATGCGCGCTCAGGATAGCCAGCTTATTCCGTTAATATATATTCTGCTGACAGGCTGGTTTGATAAACTTGTTCAGCCGTAGGGTGGTTTCTTGTAACAAAGGCACACCCATCGGACAACCCGTGCATACTTTCTGCATCGACCAGAAAGCGGGTGCGTTCATCTCCAGATATTTTTGTAACAATATATTCGCGGTTGGTTTTAATTCTCTTGGCGGTCATTTCTTATCTCCGTGTAATGAAAGATTGACACGACAACAGCATCCTTAGACAGACAACAAACAACATTGCCATCAGCATCTTCTAAGAAATAGTCGCCTGTAAAAACATCAACATCTGCGTTGGCGATTGATTGTGGTTGCAAGCCTGCCGCCCGACACTCGTTGCGATATGCTTCCAAAAGGTTTTCAAAGTTCTCAACCATCAATCCACCTATTAATCGCTCTGTAAATAAATGACATCCCAGCCAACAAAAATACTAAACCGATTGCGTGGGGTAGCCAATGGTCTATTGCCGCCCGTGCATACAGTGCGCCCATGCCAATGAAGGTTAGGCCGCACAAAAGATTTCCAATTTTATTCATAATATTTTCCCCCCTTAAAAGTCTGACCTAGCAAGGTCAATCATTTTGAGCTTTTCAATTATGTCGCTGGCTGTGTCTTCTCTCAGTGTGTATTTGCACCGATATTCAATCAGCTTTTCTAAGTCGATGTTGTCGCCAAAGTAAATTTCATACCGAGAGCAGTGGTCACCGACATCGCCGTAGAAAGCATCTTCAACAATGTCCTGATTTTTTGACAACCAAGCGCGTATTTGTTTGCTTGGAATTGTTTTGCCTGTCTTATCGTTGTTAGTCATAACATTCTCCTGATAAAAAGTTATATGTAACAAAAAGGCAGGGGGCTTGCGCCCCCCACGTTAGTATCCATCGTTGTATTCATCCGTGACATCAAGCACAGACAGAACGGCCTCTCCTACGCAGTCTTTTTGTCGCGCAGTATAGATTGCAATAGCCAGCGTCTTGCCTTCGTGTTCAAAGCGAAACTCTGTACCTTTGCCATAGTCACAGTCATCCACCTGTTTTTTCTGTGTGATGGTGTAGTAACTTTCGGACAGCCAAATTTCATCCGTCATAATCTTTCTCCTGATTTAGTTGAAAAGGTGGGGGGGCTTTCACCCCCCACATATTAGAGATTGTCCATCAACGTATCGACAACCGACTTTCTAAGTCTGCGGTCAAGTAGCTGGCTGGCAGTCTTTGCGCCGCCATTACCTGCGCTGAAAGCCTTGGTTACCTTGCTGTGACCTTTGTGGACAACAAGATGCCCGACCTGATAGTCGATTTCTTTCTTATTGACCCCGACAATATGAGCCTTGTAGCAATCGCGGTCTGGCTCATCGACGTAAGGATGGTCTACCTTACGGCAGTGTGTGACAAGGTAGTTCTTGCTGTTAACAACAACACTGTGCATGTCTCGTTCTTGACGATACTTCCAGTCGTGACCAACCTTCACGATACAGCCTGTGCTAACAACCTTGTCGCTATCGTTTCTAAAAACTTTGATGGTGCTGTAGTGGCCTTGGCATTCTTCAACAACTTCTGTTTCGCCATTTTCGCTACTGTGCCATCGCTTCAATTCATCAAGCCGTTCAACATGGTTCCTTTGCACGGCACTATTGAAGGCACCCGTGCCAGCGGCGAACAAAACCCTGTCGCCCATATAGTTGTCACGATGCGTTTGGTATGTCGCACATTTTGTACGAGAAAACATTTTGTCCCAATAGTTTTCCAAGGCTTTGAGATTGTCAGCTAAGTAGTCTTCCATTAGTGGTCGCTGAGAAGCCTCAAATCTTCCTGCCGTGGTAATGTTCTGCACTCGTGTTCGCGCGGTGCTAATCTGGTGCATCAGACCACTAACATACCCAAGTGTGGCATCGGCAAAGTTGTCGCCGTACTCGCTTTCTAGATAGTCGTGGAAATTCTCCACCTGTGCATCGCTTGACCAGCGAACACCGCGCAACCCCTGCTTGGATAAAACATCCATGACAGCATGGGGTATGCCGTAAACCTTACGCATCCGTGTTATCTCCTCACGAACATGAGGTGTGTATATTTTTTGTAAATCATCCATAATTTTCTCCTGATAAAAAGTTAGATGAAACTTAAAGGTAGGGGGCTTGCGCCCCCCACATTAGTCTAGCTTGACGACCTCGCCAAAAGGCGCGTCATCCTTGCCTGTGCTAACCCATAGCGTGGGAAAGCTGGGCGGTGCTGGGAAGTCATTAACGTACAAGTCGGTGAAGTAAATAAAGCTATCAACATCCAGACCATGCTCGTCAATGTACTCAAACACAGGGGCAATCCGTGTGCCGCCCCTGCCCTTTACGTCTAGCGCATCAATGATGTCGCCCTGCCCAAAGTGGTGTACCTCGCGCACCCGTGTGTCGCAGACAATCACGGTCACGCTTTCCGGTGACAGTTCTTCGGTCACAGCGTTGAGTTCACTGACAAACTGTGTCAGTTCGCTCTGGCTCAGTGATGCACTACTATCAATCCCGACCACGATATTGCCGCATCCAATACGGTCAATGCTGGGCATAATCATGCGCCCGTGGTGGAAATGCTTGCGATTGACACGCTGATACGTCACGCCATCGGGCTGTTCGCCGCCAGCAAATCGGCGCAGTACATCGCACCAATCTACCTTCGGGGTCATCAACTCCTCAATGAGGTCGCTTATCGCATTCGGCAAGTCGCCGCCAGCTTCCCGTACCCTGTCAGCCGCCGCGATAATCCGCTGAGAAATGTCAGCTTCCATCGCTTCGACCTGCTCCGCTGACAATGGCGAACCATCGTCATTGGTCGGCTCAGTAACCTCACCCCACGGGCAAGGTTCTGGGCTTGTGCCGCTTTGCTCCTGCTCTTGTCTGAGCAAGTCATAGATACGCTCCGCGCTCATGTCCCGATAGTCTGGGTTAAGCAATCCACCCGCTGGCATGTGACCTATGCTGGCATCCGCAAGCAGGATATTGATTGCGTAATCTGTGGCAATGTTCCACAGCTTGGCATCGCGCTCGCCTCTGCGTAGGTGGTGACAAAATGCAACGTGCAATGCTTCGTGACAATTCACGAACAGCAATTCATCTTCGGTCAGCCCGTCAACGAATACGCTTTCGTAAAGCACACGCTTGCCATCGGTCGCCATTGTTTCGGTCTGACCTGTAGCTTCTTCGCTAGGCAATCCCATAAGCACGGCCCCATAAAAGGGCGCGCGGATAAGTGCCTGCGTCCGTGAACGTGCAATTTTAAGTTGTGTGTCCATAATTTTCTCCTGATAAAAGTTATATGAAACTTAAAGGTGGGGTGGCGAAACCCCACAGTTTTAGTTGAACAAGTCAACGCCGCCATTCAAAGCCCAGTCACGCACCGCCTTGGCCTGCTTTAGGTCTGCGTCACGATTGATAGCGTCACGCATCACAAAGGCGACCATTTCTTTTTGCGGTATGCGGTCGAGATATGCACATATCGGTGTGGCATTGTCGGGCTTTAGGCTAGCTGATAGGCCAGCGCATAGCGCATACAATACGTCACTTTCCTCCGGCAATGGTGTGCCATCTGGGTCTGCGATAATATCAGCAATCGCAGGGGCTTTAGTCGTTAGCTTGCGATAGGCTAGAAAGTCTGCGCCTACCCCATCGCCAACCGTGCCAAACAAAGCATGTTGAAACGCGCCATCGGGCAGGGTAAAGCCCAGCAATGTGCTGACCTTGTCCCAGCTTCGAGGGCTAGGGCATGCTTTTGCATCGCGGTCAAACTTGTGCAGATTGTCAGGCCGTGCGCGTAGGTAGCCAATGACAAGCGGGTCGCGGTTATTCGCCGCGAAATATCCGACAACGTCTTCGAGGTCGCTTTCAATAGGCAAAAACGTCAACCTGTCGCGCAGATGGGTCGGCATGGTGTTGGTGCCAGCCCTATCTTTTGCTGGATTGCCAGCGCATACGATAGCGACATTGTCCGGCAGGATATGACCGCCCAGTGACCGCTCGTTGATAATCTGCGCCGCAATGTTCTGATTAGTGACGGGTGCCTGTGGCAATTCGTCAAAGAACAGAACATATTTTTTGGCTGGGTCAAAGTCGAACCAGTCAGGTGTCAGGTGTATCATCGCGCTGTTGTCAGCGTTGGGGATACGCCAGCCCGACACTTCGGTGAAGTCACGGTCAGTCAGGCGTTGGTCGATAAACACCGCGCCCAAATCATCCGCGACTTGCCGCACCGCGCTGGTTTTCCCGCCGCCTGCGCTACCTTCTAGATAGCAGGTGACGTATTGACCGCCATGTGCTGACCATTGGTCGGTGCATGATGCTTTGATGATATTCATAGCTGTTGATAGTCTCATAATTTTCTCCTGAAAAAGTTGCATGCAACTAATTTTGCACGCGAAAAGGTGAGGCTTGCGCCCCACATATTAGAGGTTTTGGATTGTCTTAATCCCGCCCCATAAAAAGCAAGCTAGGCCAAACATTCCAGCCACGCCTATAATGGTAGGGTCAAAGGTTGATTGCGTTGCGGCGAGGTAAGCGGCCAGCATGTTTGCCAGCCCTGCCACGCACATAATCGCCCAGTGTATTATATCCTGCATTTCATATTCTCCTGATTGTTTAAAGGGTGAGGCTTGCGCCTCACATGCCCCTAGAAGCAGGGGTAGTTTTCGGGGTTTATCCAGTCGCATTCGTGTATAGCAACCCCTGATTTGCAATCGCTTGCCAGTGAAATTGCACGTTGTTCGCCGTTGCGCTGAATAATACGCATGTTTGATTGATAAACTTGCAGGATGCCATCCACCCGCTCGCGCGTTGTGACGGTAGGCCATCCGGCTAGCGTTACTTCAATTCCATAGTCTGTTTTTCGGGCAATCTCGTTGCCGTGTAACCAGACCGATTGACCGTCTGTTTTAGTGTTTTTAATTGTCAGGCTTTTACCGTTTTTGAAAGCTTCGGCAATTTGTTTTGTAACTTTTCGCATTTCATATTCTCCTGATTGAGTGAAAGGGTGGGGGCGCTACCCCCCACAATTAAGCGGTGACCTTGGCGAATACATCGCCAACCGTTGCGTTGTCCTGCACGGCCTGCTCGACCGCTTCGGTTTCACGTTGGGCATCGGCAAGCCGCGCCCTGCAATCAGCGGCGAATTTTTCAATATCTGCATCGGTCAGCAATACAGCCGCTTCGGTGGATACCTTGCCCGTTTTTGTCAGGCGTCCGATTGCCTTGTCGAGTAGCTTGTCATAAGCAGATTTCGCGCTATCGCCGGAGAAGTAAGACTTCAGTTTTGCTTCGCTGGTGATTTCATTGTCTGTGAAAAACTCCGCGACTTGTGAAGCGGTAGCGTTGCCGTTCAATTTCAATTCGCGGACAAGGTCAGCGGCATGGCGATAGTAGTATTTAGCTTGCGAGGTAGTAACGCCGCCGTTTTCTAGCTGGCGTTTAATCTCACCCGATACTGTAGTATCAAATAAATTCTTGCCGCCCTTATTGCGCGGAAAGCGTTTCGGGTCGGCAATCTCAACCGCGATTGCGGCATAGTTGCCAAGCCGTGCGACATTGTTTTGAGCGGTATTATCGGCGTTTTTGTTTTTGCGCCGGATAATTGCCTTTTCGCTGGTTACGATTGAAGCGACAACGTCAGTATTAAGGTTTACATTTTCCATTTTTCATATCTCCTGTTTGAATGAAAGGGTGAAGCTTAACCCGCTTCACAAGGGTAGTTTCAATTCAGGGAAAAATGTGATGTGCCACGGGTGGCCTTCGCATTGTCTCAATCCCGTTTTTACGGGATAGGCTCCTAGTGGTGGCGGTCTTGTCGACATATGGGTTGTGGGATTGGTAGCCAAGCGCGTTGCGCCGTTTTTCCCCGTTCGCCTGACGGCCTCAAACCGTCCTGCCCATGCGTCACTAGTACACTGCAACGTGGGCTTCGCTTTGTTTACCGCTAGCGTGGCGTGGCGAGGAGTGTGTCTCAACCCCTGCTGATAAGATGAATATAAGGATTAAATTACACATTGCAACCCCTAAATACACATTTATTCCATTTAATTACATGTAACTTTATTTGCTGTTTGCTTTCAATAAGTTATGGGTGTATTTTTTTTGAGGTCGCCGCCGTAATCAAGCGGTAGCGCAAGCAATACGGGGCAGAACATGACAGATAAGGACAAGGGGAAGCCCTATCTTAGGGTAGTGAAGGACACTGATAGATTGACGGCAAAGCAGGAAGCATTCTGCCAAGGCGTGGCAGACGGCAAGATGTTGGTGGATGCATACCGTGATGCAGGCTATATGCCCAATGGTTCCGCTAAAACCCAGTGGGAAGCCGCCAGCCGTCTCATGTCGGGCAATAGCAAGGTCATGGCAAGGGTTCAGGCCATACAAGCTGACAGAGAGCAATCGCATCGCACGCAGATGGCTAGGCGAAGTGAGTACGTCTTGAAAAGGCTTCAAGAAGAAAGCGAGGGGGCGGAGACAGACGGCGCACGCATTCGAGCGCTCGAACTCTTAGGAAAAAGTTGTGGGGTTTTTTCGGAGCGCATCGAGATAGAACACGATGGGGACAAGACGGCGGCAGAATTGGAGCGTGACCTAGAGAAAAGGCTAGCGGCTCTGCTGGGGGACTAAGTTGCATCCAACTTTTTGCCAGACCCCACCCCTCCCCCACCCGCGCGTGTGTCGCGTGCAACAGTCGCATGTTGTACTAGAGTTTTGCACACTCAATCCCAACAGTTTTAAATAGACCCCCCCACCCCCTTTTTTATTTCTAGGCTCAGATGCCCCTAGAACGGACATAGAAAGCCGCTCAGAGGTTTCTAGGAGTCCCACCCCCCACTATAATATATTTTTTTAGAAACGCACTGAGGGGCTTTAGAGGTCTTTCTCTGGGATACCACCTTCATGGTAGAGAATTTTGGGGCATTGCTCGTACCTGCCAGTGTCTTGATAGACGATAGACCTGCCTTGGCACTGAAAGATGCATTGTTTCACTATGAGGGTTGTGTACTTCCCCCCTACATCTACGATGTCTTGGCTTATCAGGTTACATGTTAGGAGAGTTGCGGTAACAAAACTGAGCATGACTGCTATCCGTAGTACAATGACCGCGTGTTTTTGCGTATTTGGCGCGGGCATCTGTCTTCGTAGTAGATTTGATGACGCTTGAAGCTTTTATCTTGGCATTGATAGGTACATCTGCGTACTAACACGTTAGACCTGCCGTCCATATAGGACATTGTTACGCCCTGCATTGACAGTTGGCAGATGATTGACGCCGCTTCAACTAGATGTATCACTGCCTAGCCTATTTTTATCTACATGTAGATTATATATATTTATTAGTATAATATATTTATTAGTCCTAGTCTAATTATTAGAGAAACTAATTATTAGAGGGGGCTTGGCGATACCTCCCATGCATCGCGGGCGGGCGTTTCACCTCTTTGGCGTCCGCCCATTTTGGGGAAGGAGTGGGAATGTCAAACGTGATTAAGTTTCCAGAGAAACCAGCAATGGATTGCACCAGTGATGCTTCAGAAATGTTTGAGGACATCGCAGAACAGGACAACCTTTCACAGGCTGTGGTTCTTGGCTGGACAAAAAACGGCCAGCTATTCGTTGCCAGCAACATGACAGAGGGGCCAAGCATGCGTTGGCTACTGGATGTTGCTCAGGTATTTCTTGATGAGGATGTGTTGACTCAATGAATGTCACTTGGGTCTTTGTGGTTTATTCCATTGCGTCAGGGAACGTGCCTCATAATTATGAGGAGGTGTCCGCAAGATTTCATACCAGCCTAGAAGAGTGTGCCGCAGAAGCAGTGGCGCACAACGCTATGATTGAGCCTAAATACGCTTCTGCTTGTATGCCGATAGTGGAAGACTGATATGCAACCCCAAAAAATTAAAAATTTAATAAACAGGCTACCGCCAGAAGAAAAAGCTGACCTTCTTAAAAAGCTCGAACTCCTCAACGAAAAGAAAACGCAGGAAAAAGCAGAGCAAAGTTTTCTGGATTTCGTTGAAACCATGTGGCCCGCTTTCATCAAGGGCGACCATCACGAAATAATGGCTGATGCATTTGAGCGTGTCGCCAGCGGTGAACTCAAACGCCTTATCATCAACATGCCACCCCGACACACCAAGTCAGAGTTTGCATCCTATCTTTTTCCGGCATGGTTCTTGGGTAAGTATCCCGAAAAAAAAATAATCCAGACTGCTCACACGGCAGAACTTGCTGTCGGGTTTGGCCGTAAGGTCAGAAATCTGATTGGCAATGACGACTACCAGAAAGTCTTCAAGGGCATAGAGCTATCATCTGACAGCAAGGCGGCAGGACGCTGGAACACAAACAAGGGCGGAGACTATTTCGCTATTGGTGTTGGCGGTGCAGTCACGGGTAAGGGTGCTGACGTTCTGGTTATTGACGACCCCCACTCCGAACAGGAAGCGGCAGTCGGTCAATACAACAAGGATGTCTACGACAAGGTCTATGAGTGGTACACCTCTGGCCCACGCCAGCGACTGCAACCCGGCGGCGCTATCATTATCGTGATGACGCGCTGGTCATTGCGCGACCTGACAGGACAGATAATTAAAAACTCTATCCAGAAAGAGGGCGCAGGCGAATGGGAAGTCATAGAACTCCCAGCTATTCTTCCATCAGGAAAGTCGCTATGGCCCGGATTCTGGAAACAGGAAGAATTAGAATCATTAAAAGCTGAACTGCCAGTATCGAAATGGAACGCACAGTATCAGCAGAACCCGACATCGGAAGAAGGCGCACTTATCAAACGTGAGTGGTGGCAGGAATGGACGCAATCACAACTGCCTGAGTGTGAAGCAATCATCCAGTCATGGGATACGGCTTTTCTGAAAACACAACGCGCTGACTATTCTGCGTGTACGACATGGGGAATATTCAACTGGCCTGACGAAGACGGAAAGACCATTCCCAATCTTATCCTGCTGGATAGCTTCAAAGAGAAGCTGGAGTTTCCAGAACTGAAGCGTGCGGCCTATGACAAATACTGGGAGTGGGAACCTGACCAGATGATTATTGAAGCCAAGGCTTCAGGCTCTCCATTGATATTCGAGCTACGCGCTATGGGCATACCCGTAACGGAGTTCACACCCTCAAGGGGTCAGGACAAGATTGCACGGGTAAACGCCGTAACGGATTTGTTTGCCAGCGGTGTGGTGTGGTGTCCCCCGACAAGATGGGCAGACGAAGTAATCGAGGAATGTGCTTCGTTCCCATCGGGCGACCATGATGACCTAGTTGACTCTACCACGCAGGCGCTATTAAGATTCCGACAAGGTGGATGGATTAGGTCAACAATGGATGACTGGGATGACGAACCAGTGTATCGTAGACCAGTAAGTTATTACTAAGGTGTAATCATGGGCAGTTACAGAGGCGGCAGGCAAAGCGCAAGTATGGCTGGCGGCAAGGGTGGAGGTTACAACGCGAACCCCTCACTGCGGCAACAGCAAATGAGATTGGTGCCGTCCTATGTTAGCCCTAGAACATTGCCCCCTGTGCAAACAGCAAGTAGTGGCAAAGGTGGCGGCAAGGGTGGTGGCTTCTTCGGTCAGTTCTTCGATGAAGTTGCGGCTAAACAGAATCTTATGCGAGAAAGAGAACTGCAAACCTACAACCCTTTGACGCAACCAACCTATGCTCCGCCGCCTCAAATGAACGAGAGGCGTAGCTTTACGCCCCCACCACCTATGGGATTTTATGGTGGCTATGGTGGCTTTGGAGGCCCATCGCCAATGGGAGTTTATGGCGGTTTCGGAGGCCCATCATTTTATGGTGCTTTTGCAAATCCATATTCTTACGACAACTTGGGCCGTGGATTCATGCCTATGGTGCAACCTTTTTCCCGAAGCAATCAAGGGTATCAAAATCTTATAGGTAATCAGCCCGCATCAAATTCTTATCAAACCACACCGGAACCTCTACCCACCGCGCCGATAGCGTCTCCACCCGCACAAGAAATAACTTTGCTTTCCAATCCACCCGTTGCCCAGCCAAAAGGTTTTCTTTCCGGCCAGACCGTTACTGGGTTAGGCCCATCGGCATTTAATCCGGCCAGACAAACCCAAATGTCAGCGTTTGGCAGTATGCGTAATCCGTTTAATATGTTCACCAGTTTCATTAGGTAAAACAAATGGCAATAGAAAAAAAGATGGAACCCTCTGACATAGAGATTGAGGGTGGACAGAACATAGAAATAGAGGTTGTTAACCCAGAGGCCGTGTCCGTGGAAACGGAAGACGGCGGACTGCTGATAGATTTTTCTGGAGAGATTGCAGACGAAATACTTGGCCCAAGCCATGACGCAAACCTTGCAGAATTTATTGATGAGGGAGACTTGCAGTCAATGGCCTCGGAGCTTGTTGGCGACTTCGATGGTGACCGCATGTCCAGAAAAGAATGGGCAAGAAGCTACGTCAAAGGGCTAGACCTTCTGGGAATGAAGATTGAAGAAAGAAGCCAGCCGTGGGCAGGCGCATCGGGTGTGTTTCATCCAGTGCTGACTGAAGCGGTTGTAAGGTTTCAAGCACAGGCTATGGGTGAGTTGTTTCCTGCATCTGGCCCCGTCCGCACCAAGGTGGTTGGCAAGCAGACGATGGAAAGAGTTCAGCAAGCCAAGCGTGTAGAAAACGAAATGAACTATCTCCTGACAGAGGAGATGACTGAGTACCGCGACGAGCTTGAGCAGATGCTGTTCCGGCTACCGCTTGCAGGCTCCGCATTTAAAAAATCATATTACGACCCAATCAGAAAACGCCCCGCGTCCATGTTTGTTCCGGCAGAAGACTTTGTTGTTTCTTACGGCGCTTCTGATTTGGCAACGTGTCCAAGATACACCCATGTGATGAAGAAAACGTCCAACGAGGTGGCAGAGCTTATCTTTAATGGCTTCTATAGAGACACGGAACTGCCAGACCCAGAGCCAGATTATTCAGACATTCAGGAAAAGTATGACGAGCTTGATGGCGAAGAAGCGGTAATAGAGGATGACGACAGGCATACCTTGTTGGAGATACACACCGACCTGCTTATGCCGCCGCCATTTGACGAACCAAACGGGTTGGCCTGTCCTTATGTAATAACCGTAGATAAATCGTCGAGAACGATTCTATCTATTAGAAAGAACTGGTATGAAGATGACCCTGAGAAACAAAAAAGACTCCACTTCACACACTACAGATATTTGCCCGGACTCGGCTTTTATGGCACCGGACTCATACATCTCATCGGTGGCCTCGCAAAAAGCGCCACCTCTATATTACGCCAACTCATCGACGCCGGAACGCTCTCTAATCTTCCGGCTGGCCTCAAGGCTCGCGGACTTCGCATCAAGGGTGATGACTCGCCGCTAATGCCCGGAGAGTTCCGTGACGTTGATGTTCCGGGCGGGGCAATCAAGGATGCGATTACATTTATTCCATACAAAGAACCCTCAAGCGTTCTGTATCAACTTCT